GTAATGGCGGTCGAATGAGTGGTGATATGAACACCGCACTTGGTAACTGCGTGTTGATGGTTTGTATGTTGTCACATTTCCTCGAGTCCCGTGGAGTCTGGGATTATGAGATTGTTGATGACGGCGATGACTGTGGGTTTATAATAGAAGAGTCATTATTACCCCGTGTTGCTGATGCTGGGCCAGATTTTCTGGAGTTTGGATTCAGTATGAAAGTCGAGGCGCCTGTGCACACACTTGAAGCCATAGTGTTTTGCCAGAGCCAATTAGTTCAAACTGCTTCTGGACCTGTTATGGTGCGACAACCACAACTGAGTATGAGCAAGGATGCACTTAGCATTAAGCCTGTTAAGTGTGAAGCTGATTTCTGCCATCACCTTGCCGAACTTGGTGGCTGCGGTCTTGCGTTGTGTTCTGGTGTTCCTGTCATGCAGGAGTACTATTTATCAATGCTCCGTGGTGCCAAGGGCTACTCAGGTTGGGGGGCAGACCCCACTGTGGAGACTGGTATGTTTTTCTTGGCGATGAGAATGGAGTCCAAGGAATCACCCGTCACTGTCGATGCAAGAGTTTCTTTCTACAACGCTTTCGGCTTGCTGCCTGATGATCAAGTGTTGTTGGAGGAGTACTATCGGAACCATACACCCACGTATCACACTCCTGTCGCGGTTGATGCACGAGCATCACCAAACACATCATTGCCAACCCTTTTGAGCGCTTAGACCAAACACCTCCCCTCTTCGACTGGGAGAAACTACACCCTATAAACGTTGCTGAAACCTTTGCACACCTTGCTGTCGGTATTGGTCGTTATCCCAATACACATTTCCCAATTGACGAGCGTCGACTACCTACTTGGTTAAGATCTGTTCGTTATTTAGGTGACCCTGGATTCCCATACCCTACATCCAGACCGACCACGGCGCGCACATCCCTCATACCTCACCATCCTACAGGGCCCACAATCCCTCCCCGCGTACAACCCCGCGACCTTCGCCCCCCTACATCAGTCCCAAGCTACGCGTTTGACCCCGGCTGGGACGACTGGCAAGATCTCGGTTCGCAGAAAGCCCCTACCCCGCAACCCCCTAAGCCGAATATCTCTCTCTATCGCACTCCTTCTTACCAAACTCAAGCAATGGATCACAAAAAGAAGGGTCAACACAAGAAGGGACGACCTCAACGGCCTCCCTCTAGACCGGCAGTTCATGCAGCTCCCCTAGCTCTCACGGAACGCATCACTTTGCGTGCTCCTAACATTCGTGTCCATCCTAGTGGTGACACATGTATTGTTCGGCACAATGAGTATGTGCGTGATGTTGCTGGTAGTGTTGCTTTTTCTGTTAATCGCATATCCATCCAACCTGGTCTAGCAACCCTCTTTCCATGGCTGTGCAATTTTGCACAACGATATGAGAAATACCGGTTTAAGAAATTACACTTCCATCTCTCGCCACTCAAGGCTGCCAGTAATAATGGTGTCATGATGTTGGCAGTTGATGTTGATTCATTGGATTCAATCCCTGCTTGCAAGTCAGAAATGATGAACCTTGAAGGCGCATCGCGCAGTTCTATCTGGTCCCCATGTACTTATAACCAGCGTACATCCGCTTTTCAATTTCCCTGGTACATGCTCCGTGGTGGGAG